TTTGGATGCCTGATAATAAATATTATCAAGATTTTTTAAATACTCTCAAAAATAATATCTTTGAATCGAGCAATGTAGAACTGGGAACTTTATCTGAATTTTATAGAAAAGCTCAACAGGAAACGTAAGTCTTACCCCCTCCTTTCAGACTGATGGTTGTCTCTATGGGAAAATTGCTTCATAAATCGGCAGAGAGTATGGGAAGTATGTTTATATGTACAAACGTGTACATATCTAATTCCCGTCAAGAAATTTCTGTTACGCAAGAAATATATGACAATGATACACTAGCACATAAAAACAATGTAACATTATTTGTAACTGAATTACAAGAAATTCTTAATAAGGCATACAAGGAGTCTTTATGATTAATTTGACAGCACCTATTAATAATTTAGGATATGGTATCGCTGGTTATAATATTCTCAAACAACTTCACAGTCGTGATGGCGTAGCTCTTTATCCAATTGGAACACCAGACATAATGCCTGATATGAGTATTGTCGAAGAATGTATACGAAACCAAAAAAATGCTAACACATCATGTCCTTCTGTTCGTTTGTGGCACCAGCATGATTTAATGCATCATGTAGGTAAAGGAACACATGTAGGATTTCCTGTGTTTGAGCTGAATAAATTTTCTCCAGAAGAAGTGTCTAGCCTATCCCATTGCGATAAAATCTTTGTTTGTTCAAAATGGGCTGCTGATGTTATTGAAAATAATACGTCATTTAAAAAGTCAAATATTCATGTAGTTCCACTAGGCGTAGATAGAACTATTTTTAAAGAGCGTCCGCTTTCGCGGCCACAAACAATTTTCTTTAATTGTGGAAAGTGGGAAATAAGAAAAGGTCACGATATTTTAGTAGAATGTTTTAATAAAGCGTTTAATTATAACGATAATGTAGAATTATGGATGATGTGTGATAATCCATTTCCTAATGTAAATAACGAGGAGTGGATTAACAAGTACAAATCCTCTCGTATGGGAGACAAAATTCGGATCATTCCGAGACAAAAAACACAAAAAGATGTGTATAATATCATGGCACAAACGGATTGTGGGATTTTTCCAGCTAGAGCGGAAGGTTGGAACTTAGAACTGCTCGAAATGATGAGCTGTGGGAAACATGTGATTGCCACCGACTATTCAGGTCATACAGAATTTTGTACCACGGATAATACTCATTTAATTAAAATTGATAACTTGGAAACTGCTTATGATGGCGTTTGGTTTGACGGTAGTAAGGGCTTTTGGGCTGAGATATCGGAAAATCAGAAGGACCAGACAGTGGAGTACATGAGATCAATATATGTAAGAAAAAATGATGGATCTTTATCCCCTAATCTGGCAGGTATCAAAACAGCAACTAAATTTTCATGGAAAAATTCTGTAGACGAATTACTACGTGGAATTTGATTTTGCGGAGGCCGTTATGACATCATTTGCAGAACGGGCAAAAAAACGTAGAGAAGAATACAGAAAACGAGTAGATGAAAATAGAGAATGGAGACTTAGAAGGCCAAGACCATTAAGAGACTTGTTGCTAGCTCTTGCACAAGCACTTAAATGGTTAGCAATAGCGATCTTAGCAGCACTCGCTGCTTACGCTGTTTTTAGGGTGTTTTAACTTTATTTAGGGGTTAACGATGTATAGACGAAAGTTTTGTGCTGGCGCAACGTCAGCATTTTTAGGCTTTTCACTTTTTAGTACGCACGAATTATTTTCACAAAAAGTAAATATTCCAAGATGTGGAGTAAACAACGCATCAGAAGACATTTTTAAAAACAAATCAAAATGGGGCAAAACAGAATTATCTTATCATATGAAGGGAAGAGATGTTCGAGAACTCGGTAGAGACCTTTGGGATGAACAGTTCAGGTTAGCGTTTGATTCATGGTCAGAAGTTACTCCTCTTGCCTTTAAAGAAACATCTAATTCTCGTAGAGCCGATATTATTATTTCTGTCGGTCGTAGATGGCGAGAAAGTTTTGGCAGAAAAGGCGGTGTATTGGCATGGGCTCAGATGCCGTCTGGAAAAAATTATGATGGCCAACTGTTAACAAAGTTTGATATGGCAGAAAAGTGGGTGTTGCCTGAAGACCATCTTTATGGTATCGTGCTACGTTCTGTTGCAGCACATGAAATAGGGCACTTAATTGGGCTCGATCATTCGAGCGACGAAAATGCACTCATGTTTCCTTACATAAATAATTCTCTTGGGCCGCAAGCAGATGATATTACAAAAATACAGGAATTGTATGGACCCAACGTTGGTGTAGAATAGATAGTCAAGTTACTTTATGGGAGGTTTTAAAATGGATGGTAAATTAGTCGCATTACTTAAGTCTCGACGTTTTTGGGTAGCCGCAGCTGGCGTTATTGCTGTTGTAGGTTCCGAAATTTTTGGTATGGATTTTGATACAGAGCAAATCGCTGGTGTAGCGGCAATTGTTTCCGCTTGGATCATTGGCGACACGGTTCGCAAAACCGTCTGAGTTGAATGGGTGCGTCACTTTGATGTATCCTCAAAAAAAAAGTAAAAAAAAATTGACATTATTAAGGTGAGACGCTATAATGGAGTATAGCGACTCACTTTTTTTCTTTTACATTGGGAGAAATCATGAACAACTTTTTGAATGCCGCCGAATCACATTTTAAAGCCCTTATGGATGAGCACGCGCTTACTTTGAATTTGTATATGACAAGTTCAGTAGGTATTGGAGAACATCCTAACGTTTTTGAAGAATTTATCAATGCTGTTCAAAAATATGAAGCCGCGCAAAGCAATTTTAATGTGATCCAAGAAATGAAATCACAAATGTTGCAACAGCTACAACAAGCACAAGGTGAAACAGAGGACGTAGATGAAAGTTAAAATTAGCTACCTTATAGTAGCTATGAATAAATCGCTTTTTCCTACCGATGACGGATATGTAAAAGTCCTTCTAACAAACGAGGGGCTTTTGCCGTATTCATACATGGGTTCTGGTGATGAAGCGTTCACTCTTCAATCTTTACACGAAAAATATCTAAATGTGGATTATGAATGGTCTACAAAAATGTTGTGTGGTTTTAGACGAACGGATCATACGGAAGTTGAAACTACATATATTACAACATTATCGTTACAGGGTGGTGGAATAGAGAAGAGGGGTGAATTTTATACTTTTAGCCAAATGGAAAAAGCAAAACTCCCGGAGCTAGATCCTTATTATGTCGAACTTATCTCAAAATTCGGAGCCTCAACCTTCCGACGATGACGAAAAGGGTTGTTTTGTCAATATATGTACAGACAAGGAAGGGCAGATTTATTTTGAATGTGGATGGGCTGAAGAAATAATTAACGTAGATTTTTTAGCTACCGTTTTATATAAATTAAAATATGAAAACCTAATTACGTTACTACTAGACGACCTTTGTGATCAATGTTCCGCTAGTGGAAAACAAGAAGAATTTAATCAACTGTTACTCAAATATGCACAATTACAGGAGTCGCACGTAGCTCATAAAAATAGAGACAATCTAGCCATATCTCCATTAGATATCAAGCCATAATGTGTATAGTTGATAGTAAATAAAAAGTCCTAGCTTGAGGAGATATATTATGTCCACATCAAAAAAAATAGGCTGGGAAAGCTGGAATGCGAAAGTAGAAGAAATACTACTAGAACCGGATTCCATAGAAGAAGAAGATGAAGAAGAAATTGGCGCAATGGTAGAAGAAGGCTTATTAAAAGAGTATCTTGTGCCGATAAAACAAAAGGTAGTTTATACTCCATACGGCCCTTATCCAGCAGAATCCCCTTTTAAACCGTCTGATAGGTGGGATTGTTGGTTATGCTATACAAATTTTGATCTCACAAACGAAATTATAGACGTATTAGAAGAAGTTCAGGGTATTGAAGCCTTAAAGCCATTAGGAAGATACACGTTCTTTGTCGGCATTGGCAAAATGTTTAACACGTCTGATGTGAGAACGAATATAGAAAAAACAATGTGTGAATATACGGTTGACGAAGTATTGGATAATGAAGAATTAATGTTAGCAGTTGATCTTGTTAAGGAGCAACTTGATACCAATAAACATTGGTCTATTTTTGTGTCGCCACAGGGCGAGATAGATTATATAGTGTCCGATGATATGAATAAAACATATTTAGACGGTCTCAATGAACTAGAGGCCCTCAAACAAAAAATTGGGGGCGTAATACTAAGGAGTACTAATGGATAAAACTTTTGAAGAAGCCTTGAATAACATTGATAATATTAAAGTGATGAATAAGGTTTGCACTAAGTATTTTGCGGCATTAAGTGCAGATGACCTATATTCACTTAAATTAACTACACTTTGGAAATGCCTTAACAAATATGATCCATCCAAGAAAACTAAGTTTACAACTTTTTTATATCAACAACTTGATTATGCCATAAGAAATACTTTGAAAAAGAAAAAAAGAGAATTTAATTGTAGACAACTGGAAAAATCAATTGATGCTGTTGATAATATAGATCATGTACTTGACGGATTGAGTGATGAATATACTGTTTTAATCAAACAAAAGTATGTATACGGAATGACGATGGAAGAAATGGGTAGACAGAATGGCTATAGTCGAGAAACAGCCAGAAGAAGATTTAAAAAAGCCCTAAAATCGTTTGAAAAAATAAATCGCTAACCGTCTTTTTTGTGTATTGTTAAGTAGGAACTGGACTGCTTTTGGATAACGTAGGAAAATATAATATTTATTTCCATTATGGAGGTTTATCCAATGCCAGTCCCTACATCTACAGCTGATTATTTAGTTAACACAACAGGCGGTGCATTTACCGTTCAAACCGAAGGCGGATGTATTTTGCAGAACTCATCCGTTACTAGTGGGCTTAGTGCAGTAATCACTAAAGCTCTATCTCTTAAGGACGGCGTAGCTCTCAATGCAGAAGTTAACACGCTTCCTACACTCTTGACTGGTAATGGCGTTTATAACGCCCAAAAGGCTTTGAGTGGCGGTACTTTTGCTTATAGTGCCGAAGGCGAATACGTTATTGCTCGTCAGTCTACCACGTTGTCTGGCGTATCCAAAACAAATCTTTTGTTTATGGGTGTTGGCAAGCTCAATATGGCTATCAACCAGTTTATGCATGACTTTGGCGCTAAGACTGTCACGCTCATGAGAAGAAACCGTTACTCTCGTACCGGATATCTTCTTAACGGCGATACCAAGGTCGGAAAACGTTCTGCCAACTTGTGGCTGTCGGCAACTGGTCATGCGCATCATACTCCAGCTACAAACACCACTACTTATATGTGGGACCCAATCAATGATGAGGCTGCTGCTCGTACAGATAGCGCCGCGAATCCAACCAGAGCTATTCCGGGCGAATTGGTTATGAAGGCTGACTTCGTAACTCTTAATCCCGTACTTGGCGCTGGCGATTTCTTTGATTACAAAGCGATTACTGGTATGTAATATATATTTACAAGGAGGGGGAGGGGTTCTACTCTCCCCCTTTTTTTTTATCTATATGAAAGGCTTATCATGACTGACACATGGCAACTAGTTAAAAGTGTAGCTGAAGTTGTCGGTATGGTGCTTATACCACTAATGGGTTGGATGTTATTTACTATTATGTCCCATGGCAAAAAAATTATTTTACTGGAGGAAAGAGTGAACGACTCACTAAATAGAAGATTAAATTCTCTAGAAGAAAAAGTCGATAGCTTGGAAGGTAAAATAGAAACTAAGATAGATAATCTAGAAAGTAGCGTGACCGACTGCAAAATTCATTTGAATGATAAGTTAAACGAAAAGTTTGATCTTGTTATTAACGTATTAAGAGACAAATAGTTCAAAAAATGGTTGACAAAAGTCAATCCATTGACGATAATGTAAGTACTGCGCTAACTTTTTTTCTTATTGGAATCAGCAATGGACAGACCATCTTGGGATCAATATTTTATAGGAATGGCTCATTACGCATCCATCCGAAGTCACGATAGCGAGACTAAGGTTGGGTGCGTTTTAGTTAATATAAAGAATCATGTGATAGGTATGGGCTACAATGGATTTCCTGCTGAGTGTGATGACTCCTTCCTTCCTACCTTCCGTCCCGCCAAGTATCCCTTTATGGTTCATGCAGAAGAAAATGCTATTTCTAACATGGAACATAAACCTCTATTGGGACCTATCAAAGCATACATCACACACTATCCTTGTTATCGCTGTGCAAAATTATTGTGGCAGAACGGCGTCACTAAATGGTATATAGAAAAGGGCGCATTCGTACAGTCTAAAGACGATAGCGATACAGAGGTCCATCGGTTTTTAGTAGATAATGGATTAGAAATTTATAATGTTGAAACAGTGTAGGTAAAATAAGGAAAATATTCATGTCAATCAAGTCTCTTATGGATTACACTTTTGTCGCTAAATATGCTCGTTGGATACCAGATAAAAAAAGACGAGAAACATGGCACGAAACTGTAAACCGTGTAAGAGATATGATGCTGAAAAAATATGAAGATATTCCAGAGATACATGAGGATATCAATTGGGCATACGACATGATGAAAAAACGTCGCGTTCTTGGTTCCCAGAGAGCGCTCCAGTTTGGAGGAAGCCCAATTCTAAAACATAATATGAGGATGTATAATTGTATTTCCTCGTTTTGTGATAGACCTCGTTTTTTTCAAGAGTGTATGTATCTTCTTTTGTGTGGATGTGGTACAGGCTTTTCTGTACAAAAGCATCATATAGCTAAGCTACCTAAGTTGGTTAAAAGTAAAGAAGGTACTAAAAAATTTACTATAGAAGATAATATTGAAGGATGGTCAGACGCGGTTGGAGTTTTGGTTAATTCTTATTTTAATAAGCCCGCAGATTTTTCAGATTATTCTGGTAAGCATGTCGTATTTGATTTTTCAAAAATTAGGGAAGCTGGGGCACCTTTATCTCATGGAGGTAAGGCACCGGGTTCTGACCCTTTGAAAAAGTCACTTAAAAACATTAAAGGGTTCTTAGATGATGCAGTTAAAAATGGTTACACACAACTTCGTCCAATTGATGCTTATGATATTGTTATGCACTCTGCTGACGCTGTTATTAGTGGTGGTGTTAGGCGAAGCGCTACTATTTGCTTGTTTTCACCAGACGACACAGAAATGGCAACAGCCAAAACAGGCAACTGGTTTCATGAAAACCCTCAACGGGGACGATCCAACAACTCAGCCTTACTTCTTAGAGAGACTACGACGCCAGAACAATTTTCTGAGTTGATGAAGTCTGTAAGAGAATTTGGAGAACCGGGCTTTGTGTGGGCAGATTCTACTGAGTTTTTAGTAAATCCATGTGTAGAAATTGGATTCTGGCCAGTAGATGAGGAAACCAATAAGTCTGGATGGCAAGCATGTAATTTATCTACAATCAATTGTGCGAGAGTTAAGAGCGAAGAAGACTTTTATGAATCAGCCCGAGCAGCTACTATTATTGGCACTTTACAAGCTGGCTTTACTGATGTAGGATACCTAGAAGACACAAGTAAAAAGATTATGGAGCGGGAAGCGCTTATTGGCGTTTCTATGACTGGTATTATGGAAGCTCATGAAGTATGTCTATCTCCTGAACTACAAAAAAAGGCCGCCCGTACAGTTAAACAAGTTAATAAAGAATTATCCCAAAAAATTGGTATTAATCAAGCTGCTAGATGTACATGCGTTAAACCAGAAGGAACTGCGAGTTGTATACTGGGAACCAGCTCTGGTATACATCCACATCATGCAAAAAGGTACATTAGGCGCGTACAGGCGAATAAAATGGAAGATATATACAAGCATTTTAAAAAAATTAATCCTAGAGCCTGTCAGGAGTCTGTATGGTCTGCAAATAATAGCGACGACGTAATTTCATTTTGTATTGAAGTACCAGCTGGATCTAAAACAAAAAATAAAGTAGGAGCTTTAGATTTATTAACTGCTGTCAAATCTACGCAACAAAATTGGGTCATTGTAGGAACCAATCAGGATTTATGCACCCAAGAGTGGTTAAGTCACAATGTTAGCAATACTATTAACGTTAAGGCTGGTGAATGGGATGAAGTAGAAAAATTTATCTATAAAAACAGAAAATGGTTCTGTGGTATTTCGTTATTACCTGTTACTGGAGATAAAGATTATCCTCAGGCTCCCTTTACGACGATTTATTTGCCTAGCGAAATGGTTTCTCATCATGGAGATGGGGTAATGTTTGTAAGTGGGCTTATTGAAGTCGCTTTAACGTTATGGGAAGATAATTTATGGGCTGCTTGTGATACTCTACTTAATTTGGGGGGACCAGTAAAAGGGTCTTCTAAAAGAGAATGGGTTAAAAGATGTCATAAATTCGCTAAAAAATATTTCGAGGATGACATTAAGAAGTTAACGTATTGTATGAAAGATGTGTATAATTATAAGTTATGGACTGAATTGAACCGGGAATATCAGGATGTAGACTATATTTCCGTAATAGAGAAGGAAGATAATACCAAGCTACAACAAGAAATAGCTTGTGCTGGCGGAACCTGCGAGATTCTGTAATGGTAAACAATAATATCAGGATATTTCATGCCTGTCAAGGTGTTTTCTATAAAAAAGTAAGCACCGCCTCTTATATTAGCGATCCCACCGATCATACTTTCTTGAGTGGGGTTCAGTCTGTAGGCGTAAACATAGATACGCCCTCTTATAGTCTTCCAGATATCGGAAGATCTCAAAGAAATTACTTGTGGTATGACCAGCCTGATATAGAAATAACTATTCAGCGAGTCATAGACAAAGCAGCATCTCCTTTCTATGTCCCAGCTTCTACAAGTGATTATGAGTCTAGTTATTTTTTAAGTACTGCCAATTTTGGTATGTCAGGTGATGAGTTGCCTAACTATAATATAGTAATAGTATATGGTAAAGATGACTCAGAATGGATAGGCAAAACAGCTCCACTAGATCCAACTCCTGACTTTATAGAATCAATTACTTATGAGTACTGTTTACTAGCCAACATATCGTATACCATTAACGCAAATGAAACCGTTACTGAGTCTTTAACGTTTATCACAAAAAGTAGCCGTCGAAATACTGATTACTTGGAAGCTACAGATTACACAAATGTACCTAGTTTTCCAGAAAGTTCTGATTTGATAAAATGGAACCACATTACTGGAGGCACATATCCCGACGAAGTAACGCAGACTTTTACACCCAACGCTGAATTACAAGGTTTACAATCTATAGACATTTCTTTAACTATTAATTATGATGAACTAACAGATATTGGTAACTGGCGTGGGTCTGAACTTGAGACTGGTACTGACCTTAAAGCTAATGAAATAAATAAATGGAAATATATTGGTATTCCGTTAGAAGTCACATGTTCATTTACTGGAGTTGTGACTCAGGGTTTTAGATCGGGCGAAACAGCTTTTAATAGAGCTGTAAAAAATGTAGATGAAAATTTTAATACTATGGCAAATGCTGCTCCGGGGCAAACCGCCGATGCCTCTATTTTAGTAGCAGCAACAATTCCAACAAGCCTAACGAATAATATATATTACATGTGGGACCTTAATAATAAAAATTATTTGTCTTCTATATCGTATAGTGGAGGAGACGCTCCTTCGGGAAATGTTGAAGTTACTCTAGAGTATGCTAATACATTTAATGATTTTGTTCCATATCGTACAACTGGCAGTGAAGTACCAGAAATGATTGCAAGAGGAAGCGACATACTTTAACACTACTATAACCAATGAAGCGTGGAGGGAAGCATGTTAGACTTTTATTTTAATAGACGCGATTTTTTACGAATGGGAAGTGTAGGAGCTGGAATGTCGGCAATGGGCCTTTCTGATATGGCTCTAGCAGAAACTCAAGATGTGGAGTTAAAAGATAAGTCTGTAGTATGGTTGTGGCTGGGAGGAGGTCCCACTCAATTTGAAACCTTCCATGCTCCTACTGACTTCAATGTACCAAGCCAGTTCCGCCCAGTTAATGGTCTGCTTTACGATCCTGAAACCAATCTATCTTTTGGGGCTGATTGGTTTGAAACATTTAAACATAAAGACAAATTAGTTAGCGTCAACTCCTTTACACATGGAGACTCCTCTCATCGTCAAGCTACACACTGGATGATGACTGGACATTACAATGGCGAACGAGCACAAACGTCGCTTCCTAAATATCCTGCATTTGGTTCTATTATTTCTTCTATATATGGATCTAATGGTGCTACAGGAGTTCCCACTTATGTTCAACAGGGTGGCATTTCAGGCGATGGACCTGCGTGGTTAGGCGGCGCGTATAAACCATTCAATCCGTCCAATAAAGAAAACCTTAGTCCTAGAGTTAAAGTTGACCGCTTTAAATCTCGTGGAGAACTGCTTGCGGCACTTGATCAACAACATCAGATTGTTAGTAATGCTGCTAGTTCTATTGGCAAGTATACCACTCAAGCCTATGATACTATTTTAGGTACTGCTAAATTAGCATTTGATATAGAAAAAGAATCTAAACAAACAAGAGCTGCTTACGGAGATAGCGGTATTGGTAAACAGATGCTTTTAGCTCGTAGGCTTGCTGAATATGGAACTAAATTTATTACTATGCATTACGGTGGATGGGATATGCATGGTAATATCTCTAACGCTCTTAAAGGCAGAGTCCCTCCTGTAGATAAAGCTGTGGCTGCTTTCCTACAAGATGTATGGGAAAGAGGATTAAATGAAAAGATTTTACTTGTAATTACCGGAGAGTTTGGTAGAACTAAACTTAATGGCAACGCTGGTCGAGACCATTGGCCCGCTATGTCTCCTATGCTGATGGCAGGTGGAGAATATCAATTAGGTAGAACTGTCGGATCGGCTGACAAATCATATACTCCAAAAGAAAGTCCTTATGGACCTTTGGATGTATGTGCTACTCTGTTTGATCATTTCAATATTCCTATGGGTATTCAGAAAGTGGATACGGGGGGGAGACCACGTTATCTACTGGAAGGGGAAGCTAAGGTAATTCTGTAATGACAAATGGTCCGTTGCATGAACATCAAAAGATAGAATATTCTATCAGAAGATTACAGTATGCGATTAAACAAATTAGGAAAGTAGATTATAGTAGAGAAGGTATGGGTGGAATGGCGACTCAGAGAGCCATTATAATGCGCTATGCGTTCAAGATAATCGAATTAAAAAAACGATTACATGAACTTACTGGTCGCCACTCCCCCATTTATCCTAAGTGGCCGAGGACCCAATTATGAGGATTAAACAATCATATCTCTGTTTGCTTTTTGCAGGAACTAATTTTTATTTTTACTACTTATTTGATAACATGCTCAATTTTTGGGTCACTATTATTATGCTTTTATGTGCTATGATAAATATGTATTTTAATGAGTAGCGGGGTGTATTATGTCTCAATGTTCATCGGTTAATAATAACAAACAAATTTTTAACTTTGCTGTTGCTAGTATGTATCAAGTATTTAATGAAAATATTTCTATCATCAACGCTAATATTAAATATAGAATAAAAAACTCTATTAGAGAAGTTATGTTTAGTTCTCCTGAAACTTTTGGTTATTTAGAAACTAACGTGACACACAAGTTAACAAAAGTAATTGATACTTGGGCTAATAATATTAATATTATGTCTACAACCGGGAGATCTCCTGATCCTTTGTTGACTATAAGTGTCGGAATACTTAGAGAACCCTATAATGATGTACCGTATGAATTTTTAGGGTTTAGTACTATTGAGTGGTTAAGATGGCTAATGCTTGGAGCCGATAGAAGTATTGCTACGTACACTTTTGTAAGAGAAGACGGTGGACGGGACACTATATCAATGCAACGTAAAGGTAGAACATGGACAATCCCAGCAGAACACAGGGGTCAACATAATCTTGCTTTACATCTTTTTCCACAGATAGAAAAGAAAATTGATTCTATCGTTAAATCAGAGGTAGACAATATACTTAGGCCACATT